GGAAGAACCGACAATGGGAGTGAGTTTCCGCTTAACTACGAGCGAAAGAACTTGAAATCTGTTTTATTAATAAATTTAATAAACGATTTAAGGTTCACTGTAGTAATCGCCTTTTTCCGCTTCGCATCCTTATCTGAGGCTCTAGTTATAAGTTCTAGAAACTCAAAGTATCTGTCAGCGATAGGCCCGTCATGGAAGATTTCTTCCATAGTTGGGATATCCTTAGAGATAATTTGGTCTCGATAAGAATAAAGACGAGTGACCACTGTTCGATACAAAATATAAAAGATATAAAACACAGGATCATCAAGATGATGGTTCATATTTCATACTGATAAATTTGTTCGATAGTGATCATTATTAAACTGAGGAAATAGATAGAAGGTTAAAGACTTCGCAAAGTCTTCAGCCGTCTTCTCTATGTTCTGATGTTTAAGTAATGTTACTCTCTTTGAAGCAAGGAGACGAAACATGTCAGAAGATCTTGAGAACCCTTCCTCATGGATAAAAGGTAAACCTTTCATACATTGAAGAAGAGGCTCAACAAAGAGATTCGCTGGGTATTTCTTAATATTTTTAATACTAAGCTCACCCATAGAACTTCTTAGTTTCTCAAAGATAGTGAATGTATTTGGCCCCGAATTAGAAGAAAAGATCTTTAAAAGTGAAAAATATAAAAGATTTCGCTTTCTTGGATCCTTAACTAATAATCATTTATTAATCCATTTCATCTGCATGGCAAAAGGAATTTTGTCATGTAAAGAATGAATTAATGAGGCTATCCCCAATATGGAAGTCTGTTGTAAAGCAGCTTTCCATGGTAGGGTGGATACATTCTCACCTTTGAAAAAGGTCTTCTTAGCGAATTCCACAACATCTCCCGTAGGAGAGACAACGGATTTCTTTAAATTTATAGCAACACCGATACCACTCATAATAGAGAGATATTCGGTCGCTACAAACTCATCGAAAATCACAATGTCGTCTCCAAGTACTTCATAGTTTGTAAACCAAGTTTGCCTTATAGGGTAAACTCGTTTCGCAGCTAGTTGTACTAGGAAATGATGTGTAATTGCTAACATGGCTCACGAACTAAGCGCCCCCATGGGTTGACCAACAGCATATTTTACTGTATGGTTCCCGTAGGGTTTAGACTTAAGTTCATATTCTCTACCTACTAATAGATTACCTCAATGCTCTCCGAATCCTTCTGAAATAGAAATATTTAAGAAAAGATTCTGTAGCAATATGGGCAATCTATCGGTAGCTGCAGACAAATCGTACCCAAAAGAAGATTGGGAAATCTTAGATTTCTCAACTCCACGGTGCACTGATGACCATTGGTCAAAAGTTCCGTCGTTTGGAAGCGATTTTAAAAATTCGAACATTGCTAAATGGAGGGGTCTCAACACGTTTTGTGTTCAGATATCCACCATCGCAAAAACTCGAACTTTTCCTGCAGGCTCGTCCTTTGTACATAGATGTCCGACTACCTTAGTGGATTCCATCCCTGGAATCGACGAGAAAAGGTCGAACATATTGTTCATATTCGGTCCAAAAGTAATTGCCCTAATGACATCAAAAGATGCCTTTAGAGGTGAATTACAAATGGCTACACTTTTCCGAACCACTTCACATCATGATGTCCTTTCGACACCAGGATTAGAAGAAGATTCAAAAAAAGTGAAATCATCTGCTGGTTTAAGATATTTCTTTAAATCAAAATATTTTTTGATTAAAGGGGTTAACTCTAACATAACTTGTTGGAGGTAACCAATATCACCGGTAAAAGGATCCGTAATCGTAGACAATTTTAGAAGTTTAGGGCAATCCAGGATTCTATAAAAACTAAAAAGAGTTAAATAGAAACGGATAACGCTGGTATTATTACTTCGTATTAAAGCTCGGTCACTTAAATTGATAAATTTAGGTAAACCGTTTGCTAAACGAGGATATACCCCGGGTCCCGCAATCTCTTTCAAAGAGGCTATGGGAGCTCCCGCGATAAACTTCTGCAAAGCCAAATGACAGGCTTTCAAATAATTTACCACATGAGCTGAACCGTGACATTGTTTCACTTTTCAGACATGTTCAATAAAAGATTTGAAGATCGTCAGACGAGCAGGAGAAACTTTGGATCTAAAACAACAGCTAATTAACTTAGTTGAAATTTTAGATACCTTAGACAACAAAC